TGGCGAGGATTTTGAAAGAGAAAGAAACAAATTAATACAGCAAGCAGAAGGGAGGTAACTTATGGCAACAGAATTAGGAAAAGCTTATGTGCAAATTATGCCATCTGCTAAAGGAATTAGTGGTAGCATATCAAAAGTCATGGGTCCAGAATCATCAGCTGCTGGAATAAGTAGTGGTAATAAGCTAGTTAGTGGAATTAAAAAAATAATTGCAGTTGCTGGAATAGGAAAAGCCTTTGCTGCAACAATAACCGAGGGTGGAAACCTTGAACAGTCAATCGGTGGTATTGAAACATTGTTTAAAGGCAGTGCAAGTAAAGTCCGAGAGTACGCAAATGAAGCCTATAAAACTGTAGGAGTATCTGCCAACGAATACATGGAGAATGTTACATCATTTTCTGCTTCACTATTAAATTCTATGGGTGGAAATACGAAAGAAGCAGCTAAAGTCGCACATATTGCAATGTTAGATATGGGAGATAATGCTAACAAGATGGGTACTGATATGAGGGATATTCAAAATGCCTATCAGGGTTTTGCAAAACATAACTATACCATGTTGGACAATCTCAAGCTAGGCTACGGTGGAACGAAAGGCGAGATGGAAAGACTTTTAAAAGATGCACAAAAGCTGACAGGTGTAGAATATAACATCGATAATCTAGATGATGTATTTATGGCAGTTCATGCAATACAACAAGAATTAGAAATTACAG